TGTTGCTGCACACCCTTTAACTTACACCTAAACAATTAAGTCTAAATGTAAGTTAAAGGGTTTTTTGCGCAGCTGGTGAGTGTCCCCTGATGTCCGGGTCGGCCCTGTGGTTCTGTGCATGTGGCGGCGAGGCGGAGGGAGAGCGGGGCGGTCAAGGAGGCATGCAAAAAGGGAGAAAAGAGAGACAAAGCAGGAGAGAAGAACGGCAGATTGAAGAGTGCGACGGCGGCCCATGGCTGCGGGCGCCGAGGGCCGTGTGTGGGCTTACTTCTCCAGGGGCAGGATGTTGACAGAGAGAGCTTGGCCAGGCACTTGCGAGACGTTGACGAATGGGCCCATCTTGCTCAGGAAGGACTGGTGGAGCATGTGCTCAACTGGCACTATGTCCTTTGTCTTCCAGTCTGGGTAGGCCACTTTGTACTCGCGGAAGATGTACGATATGGCCTGGCCAGCTGGGTTCTCCCCGTCGCTGCGCAGGTTCAGCAGGAACCGGGGTGAGGAGGAGCCATCCCTTATCTTTTCTGGAGCTGACACTGGAAATGCTCCAAATGCGCAGACCATGTCGCTGCACATGCGTCCTGGAGTCAGGATACCTGGATGCATGTGGATTGCGTCGTTTTTGAGTGTGGAGAACAGGTTGCCCAGTTTCTGAGACCACATGAAGGGGCAGTCCTGGAGTTTCCTTTCAACTTTTTTTCGCCCCAGAGGAGCTTTGCCCAGGGCGAAGAGCATGGCGGACAGTGATGGGAAGGTCTCAACCTTGATGCCAGCCTTCCAGGCCCAGTAGTGAGAAGAAAAGGCTGTGTCGATGGCTGACCCCTGCTGGACGAATCCACCTGACTCCTTGGTACGCATGTCGGCAAGGTAGGCTTGCATTGTGGGGTAGATGCCTTCCAGGTTGTCCCCAAGTTTTTTTAGGGCATCTGGATCGTACTGTTCGTCGTTAGCAGATGCCCTGATGGATGCTACCATGGCTGCCAGAGAGGTTTTCAGTTCAGCATCCCTCATGAGCTTCTTGCCCACGACACCGGCTGCAGCGGTGGTTGACAGAAGTTGCTCAGCCTTGTTTTTTTTGCTCCAGTCACCCCATGGGCAAGGCACTGACCAGTCACCTAGCTTAACCCAAGACGCGAACTGGTCCACATGGGCAGAGGGTGCACGCTCCTCTCCAGGCTTGATGCCTAGCATCTCATTCTTCCTCCTCTTCATGTCCTCGAGAAGGTCTCTGATGTCCATGATGATGTTGGGGCTGACACGGTAGGTCTTGACCACCGACTCCTTGGTTGCCATGGTGAGGTCATTGATGTGGTACCCAATGTCTGCCCTCCACCTGAGCGCTGCATCTTGGTACTGCTCAACTTCGGCCACGGTTGGAAGCCTGGCCCTCAGGGCATCATAGACCTTGTTCCACTGCATGAAGGGCTTGTCCTGATTTGCCTCAAACCATTGCAGGCTGCGGCCCACAATGAGGTTGCTAGAAGTCCAGGCACATTCATAGATCGGAGCAAGGTCTGCCAGTCGAGTGTGCAGTTTGCCGGCCAGGTTCGCATCCTTTTCAGGGTCCGTAACACCGCCAGGGTGAGTGTCTGCTCTAAGCACTTCCTTGCACAGGCTCTCCGAGGTGGTGCAGGTGGTCAGAAAGTTGAGCCCGGTGTTAGCATCCTTAAAGCCTTTGTACCAGTCATCCAACCCCTGTCGGTTGGTGAAGATGAGAACGGATTGGGGTAGCGGGGCCATCTTGGGATCACTGCGATGCGGATAGTGAGGGATGGGTATTCGATGTAGGTGAT